CATCTTTGTTATCTCCCACAAGACTGGTATGGAAGACAAGTTCACTGATGTGCTAAAGTTTGAGAAGTTCAAAGGTTTCTCTAGGTTAGTAAAATGATTGTTCCAAACTGGCAACATCACAGCAAAAAAGAACAGAAGGTTCATCTAAAACCTGAAGCACTTAGGCAACGTAAAGAAGCATTACAGTTTTTAAAGAAGAAGTTAAGTGTAACCAAAAATTCATTAAGTTAGCATACGGTGACTAAATAGTACAGTGAGTGAGGAGGTTAATTATGCATAACCTGATATCACACAATGAACTTGCATCATGGAAGTGGGATCAAAAAAATACTGTAGAAGGAAAGTACGACCAGGTATCCGAATACTTCCAGTGCATATCAGAATGTGGTATAGTAGACCATCAAGCAAGGAGATTCTGCAGACACATCCTAACTGAAGATTAATTTATTAGAAAACATTTAAAGGAGTTTTACTCACCAAAGCCCCCTGCACCTTAAATAAGTGTGGGGGGTTGGTTCGTGTGCCACTTTTTAAACTGGTTGGAACTGCATCAAAAAACCCCAAGGCAGTGTAGACTATTCACATAAGCAAAAGAGTCCATGCCAATCAACTATGAAATCAAGTCTCAACTGGCAAAACTGCTTGCCACTGAAGACCTTGTGGTTGAAAACAGAAATGTAAGGACTGCACAGTTCAATGTTGATACACGTGTACTGACTCTCCCTATGTGGAAGAGGGCATCCAACAGTGTCTATGATATGCTGGTGGGTCATGAAGTGGGTCATGCTCTCTTCACTCCTAATGTAGATCCACCAAAGTGTGTGCCTCATC